AAGATTTACCATACTTTCAAACTTTGCATTCGATGGCATTTCATACACTAGGGTACAATGTCGATGATGTTATGCGAGGATCAGATTTTAAAAAGATAGCAGAGGCAGTTGGATTAGATTTTACAACACAATCAAAAGATGCAGAAAATGATTTTGATATGGTGGGGTATAAAAAAGGCGATGCATATTTAAATATGTATCATTTGTATAGAAGTAAAACAACATCGTTAGAAGAAGTATTTCAGCAAGAGGGTAACTATGATTTAGATTACGGTGAGTTGTTACGATTGATAGAAACTTATGAAGACTACAAAAAGAAAAAAGGTAAGATAGATTTTACAGATATGATTTCTAACTTTATAGAAAAAGGTGAGTGCCCGGACATAGATGCATTGTTTGTTGATGAAGCTCAAGATCTATCTACTTTGCAATGGAAGATGGTAGATGTACTTAGACAAAATCCAAAGATACAAATTTTTACAGGTGATGATGATCAGGCGATTATGGGTTTTCAGGGAGCAGATGTGAAAAGTTTTTTAAAAGCCACAGAGCAAAAAGAAGTTTTAACACAAAGTTATCGTGTACCAAAAGAAGTTTGGAGTTTAGCACAACAGATTGTAACAAGGATAGATGGACGAGCATTAAAAGAATGGCAACCTAGAGATGAAGAAGGATCGGTATCGTATCATTATAATTTAGATGAGGTTCCAATAGATAAGGGGGAGTGGGTAGTGTTAGCCAGGACAAATAGAATTTTAGATCGATACGCTGCAAGTTTAAAACAAGAAGGTTGGATTTATAGTAGACACGACCATCCTAGTATTCCTAAAAAAATGTACGAAGCTATTTTAACGTGGGAAGATTTGTGTAAAGGCAAAGAGGCAACGATTACTAGTGTACGAAACTTGTATTCGTATATGACAGTAGGAGAAGGATTTAAAAAAGGTTGTGGCCCTACATCAAAAGCATTTAGACAGTTTGATATGGATCAAATGTTAAATATAAATATATTAGAAGAACAAGTAGGATTACAAATGGGTAAAGAGTTTAGATGGCATCAAGTGTTAGGCAAGATTGGACTAGATATGCAAAACTATGTTTTAAATGCATTGAAGAGAGGAGACAATGTAAAAAAGCCTAGAATAAAATTAAGCACGATACATTCTATGAAAGGTGGTGAGTGTGAAAACGTTTTACTAGTGCCAGATATATCCTATGCCGCTAACAAAGAATATGAAAGAGATCCATCAACAGAGCACAGAGTGTTCTATGTTGGTGTAACAAGAGCAAAAAAGAATTTACATATTATGCAACCACAAACAGAAAGGTACTATCAACTATGAAAGAAAAACTTAGTGAAATGTTAGTAAAATTTTTTGAAGAAAATAAAGATATACCAAAAGAAACAGTAAAAGAATTTCAAACTGTTTTAAACAAAGTTTATAATTATGCCTCTGATGATAACTTGTGGGACAAGGGCAGTGAACACTATAAAGATTTAAAAATACAACCGTCTCAGTTTATAAACAAAAACGAGTTACCATTTGCAGAAGGCAATGTTATTAAATACATTTGCCGTCACGCTAAGAAAGGTAAGAAGGAAGACATACTAAAAGCCATACATTATTGTGAAATGATAATAGAGCGTGATTATGAATGATTTCCAAGGTACAATCATAAGCAAGACTTGTTTACAAGCACTCAGTGACGATTTAAACGGGTTTTTATCTCAAACACAGGCTCACAGGGGTTTTCGTGGATAAGATTAGTTTGCCCAGAGGTAAATATGATATTATTTACGCAGATCCACCTTGGCAATACAAAACATACTCTGGAGATCTGGTTACACCGTATCCGATTATGAAAGATGAAGACATTTATAGTATGCCAGTACAAGAGATAGCAAATGATAATTGTATTTTATTAATGTGGGTTACGTTTCCTAAATTAATAGAAGGCATTGAGACAATAAAGCGTTGGGGTTTTACATATAAGACGTGCGCCTTTGCTTGGATAAAGACAAATAAAAAATTTAACACCAAACAGTTTACGTTTTTACCAGAAGATAACTTTTCATCTTTTTGGGGTATGGGGTATTGGACAAGAGCTAATGCAGAACTTTGTTTATTAGGTACAGTCGGTAAACCTAAGCGTGTATCAAAGTCTGTGCATCAAGTTATCTATGAGCCAATAGAAAGACACTCAAAGAAGCCAGACTGCGTAAGAGATAAAATAGTTGAGTTATGCGGGAATTTGCCTAGAATAGAGTTATTCGCAAGACAAAAGACCCCAGGGTGGGTGACTTGGGGAAATGAGGTATAATGTACGAAAGAGATTTATTTGACGAGAAGACTTGGACACCACCAAGCAATCTACCAGACTTATCACAAGAAAAAATTATAGCGATTGATACAGAAACTTGCGACCCTAACATACAAACACTAGGGCCAGGTTGGTCACGCAAAGATGGATACTTAACAGGTATAGCAATTGCTACTTCTAACTGGAGATCATACTTGCCCATAGCACACGAGGGTGGTGGTAACTTGTCAAAGAACATAGTACTACGTTGGTTGAAAGATCAGTTAAAACACGGTATGTCTGTTGTTTTTCATAACGCACAGTATGACTTAGGGTGGTTATCAACAGAGGGTATAACCGTTCCGGGCAAAGTGTTAGATACAATGATAGCAGCACCTTTGTTAGATGAGAACAGGTTCTCTTACAGTTTAAATGCTTTAGGCTATACATACTTAGGTGAGAGAAAAAAAGAAGATGATTTAAAAATAGCGGCACATCAACACGGTGTTGATGCTAAAAAAGAAATGTGGAAATTGCCTGCATCAAGGGTAGCAAGTTACGCTGAAACAGATGCCAAGCTCACACTTGATTTATGGAACGTGTTACGCAGAAAACTATCGTTTGAAAACTGCGATAAGATATTAGACTTAGAGTTATCTTTGTTACCAATTATATTTAATATGAGACAAAAAGGTATACGAGTTGATTTAGACAAAGCAGAGAAAACAAAAAAGATGCTACAACAAAAAGAAGATAAACTGTTAAAGCAAGTAAAAGATGAAACAGGTGTGGACATTGAACCGTGGACAGCGACTAGTTTAGCAAAGGCATTTGATGCACTAAACTTAACCTATGAAAGAACAGAGAAGTCTAACGCACCTAGTTTTACAAAACACTTTTTAAAAACACATAAACATCCTATAGCTAAAAAAATATTAGAGATACGAGAATACAATAAAGCAAATACCACGTTTATAGAAACCATACTTAATCATCAGTACAAGGGTAGAATACATTGTGAGTTTAACCAGTTGCGATCAGATGATGGGGGTACAGTAACAGGTAGATTTTCATCTAGTCATCCTAACCTACAACAAGTGCCTGCTAGACATCCTGAGATTAAAAAAATGATACGTGGCTTGTTTTTACCAGAAGAGGGTGATAAGTGGGCAAGTTTAGACTACAGTGCGCAGGAGCCAAGATGGTTGATGCACTATGCTTCTTTAACACCTGCTACAAAAGATAATATAAAAGTACAAGAGATTGTAGCTAGTTATAAAAAAGATGATATAGACTTTCATCAGATGGTAGCTGATATGGCAGACATAGATAGAAACTTAGCAAAAACCATCAACCTTGGGATTATGTATGGTATGGGAATTGGTAAGTTGGCACATATCCTTGGTGACATATCTTTTGATGAGGCTAAGTCTCTCCGGGCAGAATATGATGAGAAGGTACCTTTTATAAAAGAGATGGCTTCTGCCGTTATGCGAGTAGCTACAGAAAAAGGTGAGATACGAACACTACTAGGTAGAAAGTGTAGATTTCCTATGAGAGAGCCAAAGGGTTTTGGTGGGTACAAAAAAGTTATACATATGGATAAGTTAGAAGAAGAGTGGCAAAACATACTAGATACACCACTAGAAGAGAGAGAAAAAGATTGGAGAAAGAAAAACCCTGCAAACTATCAGGTTGCATTTACATATAAAGCGTTAAATAGATTAATACAATCATCTAGTGCAGACCAGACAAAAAGAGCTATGATTGTCTGTCACAATGAAGGTTTTATGCCTATGTTGACCGTGCACGATGAGTTGTGTTTTTCTGTAAGCGAATCTAGTAAGGTAGATAAAATAAAAACTTTTATGGAAAACTGTTTTCCTGAGATGAAGATACCCTCGAAAATAGACGTGGAAGTGGGTGACAGTTGGGGCGAATAATTACTTTTTCTTTCTAGCTCTTTTTAATGCTTCTTTACCCCTTTTAGCTATGGCCACTACTTGTGTTTTACCCATAACCTTTGCACGTTGCTCCATTACCGTTAAGATTTGAATCTTTCTAGCATATGGTTTAGATATTCTTTTGACCTTCGCAACAGTCTTTCTTGCATCCTCTGGAGTCGCAAACTTAATTCGTACAGTATCTTTTGGATTTTCATCTGTATATAACCTCCTACCTGAACCCTTAGGTTTTTTACCTGTGCCTTTTTTAGGATCTAACTTTTTGGCCATTTATCCGTCTTCATCATAGCACTTAATCTTTCTGCTCTTGACTTAACTTGACGGCTCCAGGAGCTGTCTAGCATTTCTGTTGAAGCGCCCTCCCAGTCGTGGTTACGTATAGCCTCAAAGAACTTTGGCCATTTGTTAGGGTTAAATCTAGTCCTACCCATATTAAACAACATATCTATAATTACTGCTTGTCTAACTTTACTAAGACCATTAAAGAATATCCAATCTTTTGCTTCTCCTCGAACTCTTTGTATATCATTAACAAGCAAAAAATTTACCTCTTCTCTAGTGATCCCTGGTCCATCTGCCGCTATGTTTCTGCCAACACCAATGGTAGGGTGACCTACTAAAGTATCGCCTGCTTTTACTTCTTTACCATTTGCATCATCATATACACGATATTTTACACCCTCGTGTAAGGATATTAAATCTGTAACATTATCCAGTTTTTCTGCCATTTTTTCTTCTCCTTACCTTTCTCTTCGCAAATGTTTTTACATTTGTCGGTTTCTTACCAGGATTGCCTGCGGCTCTTTTTCGTTTTACAGCACTTGTTATTTGAGATTTGGTCATACGTTGAGCAGTAGCTCTTGGAACGCATTTAGGATATTTGCGTTTACTTTTTTTAGCTGACTTTCTACCACAAGCCTGAAACTTGCCTTTTTTCTTAGGTGCTCCTATATCTACCCAGTCGCCTTTGGGACCTTTCCCAAACCACGCTGTAAGACCACCTGTAGGTTTAGCCATTATGCAGTCCTGTATCCACCACCACGTTTTTTGTACGTACGAACTAACCAAGCATTTGCATAAGCGGAGGGATAAACTGCAAACTTTCTTTTTGCCTCTGCCTTAACCCTTGCATATAACGCAGGATTAGTTGGCTTTGCTCCTTTTTTCTTGGTAGTTTTTTTCTTTCGTGTAGTGGTTTTTTTTTTAGGAGGCATTATGACTTCTTCACTAGTTTATAACCTTTTTTATTTGCAGCAGCTCTGATCTGTGCAACGGTCATAGTTTTACCTGTTTTCTTTACACCGCCCTTAGCCATCTTAGACATATATTTACCGCCTTTAGCCATCTTGGACATATACTTACCACCTTTAGCCATTTTAGACATATACTTGCCTCCTTTGGCCATATACTTACTCATTTTTCTTCCGGGCATTCACTTCTCCTTATTATATAGGTTATTAAACGTCACCTCAGAATCAGTGTAACTATCGTGTATTTCTGCGGTGTGAATATATTGGCTAGGTCTAAAATCTGGTGCCCCTTCGCCTGTTGTCCACAAAGCAGGATTTGTTACCCTAACTCTGTTATTAGGTAATGCTACTATATTACCAGTCCATTTACCTGAGTCAATAAGTTGTAGTACGTGACTCTGCTTATGTTGTGCAGGATCATCTGAGATATAGCTATCTGTATAGTCTACTGTAAACATATATCTGCCTTTATAAAACTCACCACCTATTTTACAAAACCAAGGACTAGAGCTTATTCTATCCATAACAATAATAGAATGACCTCTTGATGAGCAGTCCCAAGGTTGTGCTAAGTGTGTATCCATACGCTCTGGCATCTCATCTAACACTTCATCGGCAATCAAACTAGTAATCGGCATACGTGCCCACATTGCTCCACCGTGAACATTTTCTTCTTCATCAATACCTGTAAATACTACTTGAAAAGATAAACATCGATCAGGGATAGTAGTTACCGCTATAACCAAAGCGTGCAAATACTCACCGTGATATTTTATGTGATTGTGTGTAAACTCTTTTCTAACCCACGCTTTGAAGTGTGGGATGTTGGACATCAAATATGACATCCCATAAGATAACACACTTTATTCTTTTTTACCAGACCCACAATACAAACCAAACCAAGCGGCACCTGCTCCTACTAAAACACTTACAAAAGCAGATTGTGCATTGGTTGGGTCTTCGAGTTGCATAAACCATTCTGTAACTCTATAAAAAGCTAGACCATATAAAGTTATTAACAGTCTTGGCCATATACGCCACTTATCTAAGTTTTCTGGTTTCATATTAGTCTCCTTCTATTATTATCCAATTTTCTTTTTCTCTTTTGTAATCTAAGTATAATTCTGTGTCTGCATAACCTCTGCCTTCATTCATACATATCATAAAATATTTAGGCTCATACAACATACACGATTTTTCATCTCCCTCTAAAAGCGAGTGAGCTAAAACAATTTTTACTGTAATACCTATAGCCACTGCTATAAAACTTATCACTGCTAATACTATAAAACCCATTCGTATCATTTCGTACATTTCTTTTTGTTGTTTTAACTTTTTTGCTTTTGCTTCTCTAATTGCTTGTTTTTTTGCATCAATACGTTTCTTACGCTCTTGTAAGATAAACTCCCAAGTGCCAGGACCAAAACGAAGATTAACCAAGTTACGTAGTTCGTTCATTTGTTCACGAGCTAATTTAGCATCTATCACTTCTTGGGCCACATTTTCTACAGCAAAATGGTCAACTTTTTTACTGTCTCTAGCTTTAATAACTTGTTGTTCACCAGTCATAGCTTTATCGATATGACCAATAATATCGCCTATGTCATTGCAAGTTTGTATTTGTTGTTTAACAAAATCTACACTTTTTTTAACTAATGCTATACCAGCGAGCGCTGTGGATATTGGTTCAACCATTTTGCTTCTCAATAAAACGATCTAGCTTTTGCTCTATGCGAATCACTAATTCCTTTATCTCTTTCGTTTCATTGTGAAGTTCTGATTTTGTTGCGTAATCTTCTCTTGTTCTATTTAACAAGATCTGTAAACGTTTTACTTCATTAAACATTTTACTAAATGCCCATGCAAATGGCCCAAGAACCACGGTTATGATAACGTTCCACATTAACATTGGATCTATTTGCATTAGTTTATTCCTAGTAATTTGTCTTGTTCTACTTGTTTAAGTGCGTTACTTGCTTGATTAACGATTTGGTTTTTGGTTGGTATTTGTATATCACTTTCTTCTAATTCACTTTGTATAGCTTCTGTTGCAGGTGTTACAAGTTCTCTGCCTATTGCTTCTGCTCCAGATCCTCCTGTATCAGTTAAACTTAATGTTGAATATTTTCTTGCGTTTTGGTTTATAAACTCTTTTATCTGCATATTTCTTATACTTAAATCATCTAAACCTGCACCTAATTCTCTTGCTCTTTTTAATTCTCTAGATGACAATCTAGTTTGGGTTAAAGATTTTAAAACTGTTTCTGTTCGTAAAGCTTTGCCTAAAAATAAAATAGCACTTACCTCTCCTAAAAATGATATAGGAGCAGTAATGGCTCTTAGACCTGCGCCTGCAATAAATGCAGCAGGAGCTAATCCCGCTTGACCTTTAAAAGATTGATCAGACATTTTAACAGTATTTTTTAAAGCTTCTCTCAATAACCTAATTTGTTCTTTGCCTATGATAGTGTCTAAGGCACCTGCTTGATTCATTGTATCAATATTTTTAAGTATAGGGTCTGCAAATTTACCTGATTGCACTAAATCTGCACTTATGCCATCAGGAAAACCTGCTGATAAAACTTTTTGCATTACATAATCTTTTATTCCTGGTTGATAAACACCCTCTGGACTTACGAAACCCTCCATAGCATCTGCAGCTCTTTTACCTTGGTCTCCTGTTTGTCTTAACTTATTGATTAACTTTTGATAAGACTCTGGATTTTTTAATAAACCAGTTGTAATTGTTTCTAAATTATCAACCTTACCACTAGATAGTGCTTTAAATAAATCATCAGAACTGTCTGCTATAATACTATTTAAATTGTTTTGTATATCTTCAACCATAGAGCGTGTGCTTTTTAGTGTTAAATTACCTAACGGACTTAAATCTTTTAATGTTGCTTGACCAACAACAAATGAATCATTCATTATGTTTTCTAAAGAATTAAAAGTATCTTTATCAAATACTTTTTTATAAAACTCTCTATTTTTTTTAAACTCACCACTAAAAGAACTAAAATCAAAAGTATCTTTTTGTCTTCCAATACCTGCGGTTAACAAGTTTTTCATTTCATTGTTTGCTATTTTTTCTTTTACACCATTAATAAAAGCAGAAGGATCTGCTTTTCTCGTAGAAAGAGTCGCATAAGTATCCATTTGATCTCCAACTTGTTTACCTAAATATTTTACATAATCTAAATCTTTAGGTAGTTGATCTAATCTTTCATCAAACATAGGTATAAATTTAGCTAACTTTTTTTCTTTTACTAATTTGTTAAAATTAATAAAATCTCCACGTTTAGAATAACTAGCTAATTCATTAAAAACAGAAGATGGAATTTTAGACAAAGAAAGAACCTCAGTTTGATCTGGTGTAATAGTTTGTAAAAAATTGTCTAACTGCCCTGGTTGTCTTTTAAACGTATCCATAGCAAAATTAAGATCTACTACTTCTTTTTCTTTTACTTTTCTAAGAAAAGTTTTTACATTACTATTAAGAAAAGTTTTTGCTCCTTCGGCATAATACTCATTTGCTTGACGTAAGGCATCAAATCCTCTTTGTACTTTTTCAATACCAATAATATCTTTTTTAGCAGTTGCTTCTGCTAAATCTAAACCTAATTGTACTTGTTTTGCTTCTATTGATTTATTAATTTGTTCTATAACTCTACCAATATCATTATCTAATATTCCTGGAGCAACAGATGGGTCTTTAGATAAAGACCTTAAAGCTTGTCTTAAAGAATTAATTTCTTTGATGGTAAATGCTTTTTGTTTTGATGGATCGTGAACAAAAACTCCTGCTTTTTTTGGGTCTTTTACAAAACCAATTTTTTTTCTTAATTCTACCATTATTGGAGAGTCAAAAAGATTTGCAGATTTGTCTGCTCTTTTAAAAACATCTTTCTGTAAATCTTCAATTAATTTAACTAGTCCGGGCAAAGCATCTATTTTACCTCTTTTACCTGTGCCAATTAAACTTTCTGCGTTTCTAAACAAAGCATCAGAATCTGTTTTCCATAGTTTAGAAGCACCTTCATATAATGTTTCAAAAAAAGATGCTTGTGTTTCGTTTGGCACACCTTTAGTAACAATATTATCCAACTCATCTAATTCTTTTTTAATAACATCATTTAATCTACCTTGAGCTTGTTTAAAGGCTTTATTAGGATCTTTCATATCATTTGCTATAATAGAACTTACATCATCTGCTTGTGCTTTTAATGTTTGTTTTAGTTCTGTTTCTGATAAATTACCTGCGTTAAATTCATCAAAAACTTTTTTTACATAATTACGATTAGCAACTGCAGCTCCTCTATTAGGAATAATAGCTTCGTAAATAGCTTGCATTCTTCCTAAAAATGCTTTTCCACTAGCTTCGTTTATATTTGGTCTTGCACCTTCTTTTATAGCTGTTCTCATATCAAAGCGTGCTTCTTCTGTAGCAATTTTTCTTGCTTCCCTTGGACTAGATCCTAAATCAATTAACTCATCAACTCTTGCTTCATTAGGTTTCGGCCCCGGTCCTTTAATAAGTCTTCTTGCTCCTGCAAATAAACCTCTAAAAAAACCTTCACCTAAAGCCATAAATATACCCTCTTTAGCAATATCTCCATATATTTCATTTGTAGGTTGATCTTGTAAATCTTCAAAATACTCTTCAGAAACTAATTCATCATATGCTTTGCCTGTAGCACCTGCTACACCCATAATCGCCATTGATGGCAATATTCCAAAACCTGTAAATGCTAAACTTGCTGCAGTAGTAGCAATTAACGGACCACGATATTCACCACCAAATCTACTTAAATCGTATCTGGAAAAACCTTTTTTATTTACACGTATTGTGCCTTCCTCTGGTAAATTATATTGTCTTTTTTTCTCTGTAGATATGTTATCTAATAATAGCATATAATCGTTAGTACCTAATTTTTGAAAAGTGCCATCACCAAATTCTTGAGTTAATCGCATTTCTCTACCTTTGTCATTGTCTGCTTTACCATAAAAGTATTGAAAAGCATGACTTTGTATCTCACCATCATTAGTGACTAAATCTTTTTCTTTACTGTCGCTTGTTGCAGTTTCAGTGCCTGCAAAAACATTTCTCTGCTTAGCTCTTTCTTGAATATCTTCTAAAGTTGCCGACTTATAATCAAATTCTGCCTGTTCAAATAATTGAGGTCTTTTTTCTCTTAAAGAATTAATTGCATTTTTTATTGTTTCTCTATCTTTATCTCCAAAATCGAGTATAGTTCCTGATGGGGTTCGTATTTTAGTCACTAAATTTTAACCTGTTCTTTAAAATCATTTTTTTCATAATCGTAAACATCATCCATGTTAATAACGTTTCCAGTAATACCACTTGTAGTAGCAAAAATATTTGATCTAACATCTGCAAACTGTTCTGCTTTTGTTGTATCTGTTCCTGGCACTCTTAATCTTCCTACATCACTTTCTATTTGCTTCATTGCGGCAATTGCTCTTCTTTCATCATTTTGAATTGTTTTATATAGCTCTGTTACTTTTGTTCTTAAAGAAGATATATTTGCTCCTTGTCCAAAAACAGAATCAGATAAATAAGTTGCCCATAAACCTCCAATTTCTTTTGCTAATCTTCTATCATTATCGGAAACTGTTTTTCCTCCTTCTCCTAAAAGAGAGCTAATTTTTCTATTTAAAACTATTCCTACTCTTGTTCTATACTCAGCTATATTTTCAGCTCTTCCTCTTATACCTTTTCTTCTAGCTAACGTTTCATCACCTTTTTGCAAACCAACTGCATTTAAAACTTGATCTAAACCTGTTGCAAAGGCTCCCTCTAGACCAACCATTTTTTTACCTTCATCACTTAAAATATTTTCTAAAACAGGACCTAATAATTGTTTTGATTCTTGAGCATTTAAAAGTTGATAAGCTTGTTCTCTGTAAGCAACATTAATTTTTTGACCCTTGTAAACGTCAAACTCACCTGCTTCAGTAGCTTCTTTTCGTTCTTTTACTAAATCAGCTGTTTCTTTAGCTAATTTAGCTTCTTTGGCTAATAAATTAGCGGTGGCATTAATACTATCAATTTTGCTTTTTAAAGGATCTGCTGTTATAAAAAATCCATCTGGTACTTTTCCTGCTCTTACAGCAGCTTGAGTAATGCTTCTTGTTTCATCTGTTTTTGGATTATATATTTGAATTAAATTTCTTTCCTTCATTTCAAAATCCATTTCTCTTTCTAACATAGAATTGGTTCTTTCTATTCCATACTTAGCTGCAGCTATATTTATTTGTTGATTAAAAGTTCTTTCTTGTTCTTTGTTTTTAGTAAATTTTTTCACTAAATTACTTAATCCGTTAGATATATTTTCTAAGGCTCTAGGACTTTGACCACCCATAATAGCGAGTCCTGCCTCCATAAAAGCAAAGCCTTTTTCTTCTTCAGTCATTCCCTCAAATTTAGGCATAGCTTTCTTAAATTCCTCTGCATAATCTTCAATACTTTTTGTTGTTGCTTCTTGATTACCTTCTTCTGCGTTCTTGTTTATGTTTTGAATTGTTTCATCCATAGCAGTTTTAGGGTCTTCGCCTTGTTTGACAGGGTCTTGAGTAAGGTCTTTTTTTTCCTCACTACCTGTAATATTTTCAACATTATCAATAGTTTCATCATCCTCTGATTTTTTAACTACACTTGTTTTAGATTTTTCTTTTTCTATTAACTCTTCGCTATCTTTCTTTTGTTTATCTGTGATAGGATCTATTTCAGGAGCTTTACCTTCTGCTTCTTTTCTAGCTTGTTCATTAGCCTCTTTTTGTATTCTATCAAGTTCATCATCAGCTTTTTTATCTAACATTAATTTTTCAGATTTCATTAAGTTAGCTAAATCTTCTCCAGTGGCTTCTGATTTATCATCCGTAATAATTTTTTCACCTAAAGAATATATCTCGTCTTTATTGTTAGGATTCATTTGAGCAAGAGCATCTAATGTTGCTAATTGACTAGACGAGGCTGTAGGAAATCTACTAGCAATTCCGCCCTCATCTGCTGGATCAGAACCAAAATATTGAGCAATCCCTTTAAAAGGAGATCGTAAAGGAAGATTAACTTTAGTTCCAAGTATTTGACTAGGAACACCAGAAAGAGCTCCGGGCAATAAAGAGGGTAAATTAATTTTTGTTTTTAATATTTTTTCCAACCTGCTACCTGTTTCAGGAACATCTATAGAAAAACCAGGTTTTCTTTTAGGTATATCTAAAGTAGGAACCAATCTTTTTTTTAAATCTCTTTGATTAAAGTTAAGTATAGAAGACTCAGTTGGAACTTGATTTGCTTGTCGTAAAAAAACTGAACCACCTTGATTAAAGTTCAAAGGAGACATACCACCTTGTGGGTTACCTGCACTTTGTGCCACCATATCTACCAGTGGTTGTGAAGATGCCATAATACCAACGGCTTCTTCAGGTGCGGCAGGTTTCATCGGAGCTAGTCCACCACCTTGAAAGTATTTTCTATTTGCTACTGCTGATCGTACGGGTTTTCTCATTATTCTGCGCTCGGTTTAAATATAGATTCAAACGGATTACCAAAAGCTTTTATACCACCAAGAACCGCTGTCCCTGCACCAATAGCCTGTGATAACGGACTAGGTGATGGTGCTACGTTTGTTCCTAGTGTGGTAGCCGCAGAACCTATATTAGGTTTAAAGATATCACTTGTAAATCCAATTCTTTGGAAAGGCTCATAAATCTGTTGTAGTTGTGACTGTCTAGCCGCATCTAGTTCTGTCTGAGCTTGTTGTTGTCTTAAATTACCAAGACCTGCTAACAACTGTGTCTGTGACTGTGTCAATGCTTGACCTGCACCTGCTAACTGTTGTTGTGCCTCACCAAACGCACCTATGCCTTGACCAAGTCTTTGTGCTTCTTGACCTGTGGTCTGTCCTATACCTGTTAACAATTGGCTAACCTGTTGTTGTCTTGCCTGTTGGTTTTGAAAAGCATTTTGTGCTTGTTGAAAGTTTTTAGACATATCTTCAAAAATACGTCTGCTTTGTAAATCAGTTAAGTTTCTCTGCAACTCTGCTAACTGTAACTGTCCTCTGTCACCACCAAGTGCACCTATACCTGCCTGTTGAGCAAGTAGTTTATTTCGTTCTATATCAGCTTGTCTGGCTAACTCAGCAGTTGCCTTTTCTGTAACAAGACTTTGATACGGATCCATTAAGGCTTGTATATTTGCCTGTGTTGGTAACTCATCGGCACCTCTTGCAGTTGCCGCCGCCTCTTCTAATAATCCTGGAACACCCGTTGCTTGTGATTTTAATGTTGCTAATCCTTCATCAATAGTACCTGCACCTTTGGTAAAGTACGGCATAAAAGAACCAATTCCTGCACCAGTTTCAATTGCTTGTGTAGTTAATGGATCTTGAGCGGCTACCTGTATCTCAGGGACATCAATTGGTGTTTCCCCTCTTGCCAGTGCTTGGTCTAGTATTTTTCTCTGTATATCCTCTAAAAAGGGAGCTTGTCTTACTATACTAGAAGTAGTTGTCATCTCAGCCATAAGCAGAACCTCCTTCAAATCTTCTCATTAAATCATACATTCTTGCAGCACCTACATTTCTATCTCCACCACCTGCGTTTCGTACTGCCTTGGCGGTCATAACAAATTCACCATCAGATAGTTTAGCGTTTATATCATCAGAGGTACCTGTACCTGGTCCAATGACTTCACCACCACCTGCAAAATTAGCTAGATATCTTTGTGCATCTGCTAATGATATACCTGCAATATTAGCTAGAGTTTGCGGGCTGTCAGCATAAGGAGAGAAGATACCCGCTTTTTGTTTTAACGATTGTGCTTCTGCACTGTTTTTATCTGCTAATGCTAAATATTGGTCATAAGCAGTTCTTTGTGGTTCAGATAGTTTACCTAAATCTTCTTCTGGTAGTTTACCCTCAGGTGTCAAAGCATATGCTAAAGCTCCAACTCCACCCGCTAAAACAAGTGGATTTTTTACAAGTTTCTTGGCTATTTCTCCTGCGGTTCCTGAGAAAATACCACTAGCTGTTTTTCCTGCACCTGGAGGTAAAGGATTAGTTAAAGAACGGTCTCCAGTAAAACCAATATTATCTAATATTTGATCTTTTGTTACTATTTGATCTCCTCCTGTGGTTCCTGCTGCCGTATCAACTCTTACATCTCCAACATTAGTACTACCATCTATATTAGAAGTTTGTTTATATTGACCACTTAAATCAGAACCTCCTGTATCAACACCAGGACTTTGTTGTATTGTTTGTGGAACTCCATAATTAGCTGCTGCTCCTTGATAACCAGGAAACAATGCAGAGCCAATACTACCAAACTTATTTTGACCTAACTCTCTTGCACTTTCTCTAAATAACACGTTTGCTCCTCTTGGGCCAAAGACACCTTGAGCTAATGGATTTTGTGGGCCACTACTAAAAAGATTACCTGCGGCTTCAATAGGAGACAATGCTCCTTGTTTTAGACCTTCTAAAAATGATTTACCATACCCTGCCGTTGAGCCTTGTGAAAAAGCTCTACTTGCGCCACCTGCCACGGCTTGACCTGCATACGCTAATGCAGCACTTCTAAAAGCATCGGACATTGAACCACCTTGTATCTTTGTCATTAAAGCAGATGCAAGAGGTCCACCTACGCCCGGAGCTATCATATTACCAACTATGGGTACAATAACAGGGGCGGCTTTTTTAATAATTTTTCTAACTGCTCTAAAAGCTTTTTTAAAGAAAAACTCTGGTTGACCAGTTATAGGATTGATTGAGTTTAAACTATTACCTACCACATATCGATTTGGGTCTTTGATACCCATCATACGCATTTGTGCAAATAATTGGTTCTTTAGTTCTGGATTAGCGTCAAGTATTTCTGATGGCACAACTGTTTCGCCTTCAGCAGCGTGTACCATATATGTATCTCCATATCTACCTAATGATGCTAAACCTGAAGCAACGGATTGAACACTTGGTTCACCTGAATATTTAGGACTTGTCTGCTCCATTATGAAATCTCCAAAATACTTAGAAATGCATTAATTACACTTCCTGTTGCACAATTTAATATGAGCGTATCACTTTCCTCTAAAACAAACGGAGCAGTGAGGGACGTTTCTCCAGCGGCAGCCATAGTACTTTTATCTATAATGACTGTTGTAGAAGCAGAGCTATCTCGTATGCTTACAATAACATCTACTGTTCCACTATGATTATTATACAAATTTATATTTTTTACAATAGATTGTGTAGCAGTAGGGCATGTATATATTGTGGTATCTGATGTCCCTGACACTACTGTTGCTACATTTTGAAACGAATTTGCCATAGTTTAACTCATAAACCAAGAAACTGACCTAGATCCATCCAGGCTTTCTACTTCTTGAGGAAACTCTTTTTTAGTCAAAGCAGTCTCTATATCTCGTAATATTCTTTGAAATGTTATTACATCATACTCATCTGGAGCATCTGCAAAACTTTGTTCTAACAATTTAGCCATTATCTTCTCCCATCTTTTCTAATATCTAATCGTAAATCTCCAAGTGTCCACGCAACATCTGTGGTATTACTTTCTACTCGAACTACTGCTTGTCTTGTTCTAGCTCGCAAAAAAGATTGATCGGTAGTAGAGGTAACAATATTTGTAGAGTTTGTTGTTAAACTTTGACCAGGAAAGTTCCTAGTCTTAATAATATACTGCACAGATGCATCAGAGTTATTCAACGATACATCTGGTATTAATCTATTTACAAACATAAATTCATTACCATCACCTAAATCAAAATCCGCAGATTCTATAAAACTTGTCATAGCCGACCCGTCATCATTATTTCCTGTTTCGTGCGTGTATATATATTGTGTTCCGTTCAAAGAACCTGCGGCTCTAGGGTTATCGTGTATCCCATAATCAACCCAAGCTGTTCTTACCATAGTGCCAATATCCCAAGTATTTTCTGTGTAGTTATATTTTACATAACGATCTATTTCTGTTGAGTCACCAGATACATAAAACCAAAATACCTCATCAAACATTCTGTTTGATGCAGCAAAAAATTTAAAACTTTGTTGTAGGTTAATATCATCAAAAACATAACGCAATACAGTACAAGGTATAACTTGTAACTTACCAGTGTATGCATAAAAATTTTCTCTATCCATCCAAAACACTCTATCTCCTACAGTTGTAATAGCGTTTGGCCCTACAATAGAAACATTGCCTGCAAGCAATGTAAAACTAAAAGTAAATGGTGGCCCTACAAAACGCATAGCGTGTAAGTTAGCATCTGTTAATATTAATATTTCTTGCCTTGTTTTTCTTGCTGTAATAATTTCTGAACCAGAAGATATTCTTTGACCACCTGCGGTGTTAGTAGCAGTAGGTGTCCAGTCAAATGGGTTTTCTTGATCAGACCAACGAACTTGTAACAAATCTTGTTGTGTTTCTCCTCGAGGGTTAGACGCTAAAGCAATAACATGTCTATCAGAAGGAGATACCATAATCTTTCTTACAATTGTAGGACAATCAGATGCTCCTGCTTGAGAAGCTAAACTAGAACCTCGTGTAGAAGTACCAAGTGTTTTATCCCAATAATATGGTGTACCGTCAAACACATTAAATATTAAATCTTCACCCCAGTTATCTTGAGACCATAAACGTATATTTTGACCAGTAGATGCAGAAGTTAAAGATCCTTCACCCCATCCAATAAAATCATTTGCTTCTTTTACAGATACGCCACTACTATGTGCTACAGCAGTTGTGCCTCTTGCTCCTCGAGCAACTCCTGCATCAAGCGTATTTGTAGATTTACCTGTGTATAAAATTAACTCATCTTCTATTAATATTAATCCTACAAAAGTAACCGTATCGGTGCTACTATGTGCCGCTATGGTAGAGCCATCAGAAGCTCTTGTTAAAGAACCAAATGTATTTCCTGTTTTTGTTGCGTATCGTATAAACTCACTGTTTATTTTTATAGTGCCTTTTGATGGAAAAGAAGAGGCGTCTGCTACTGTAATACTTGTACTATACACATCTAAATCAGAACTTAATGTAGTAGATGCAGTTTCAAAATCAGAAGCACTAGTTAAAGGTATAGAGGTAACAGAGTTATTAATGCCTGTAGATAATGTGGTTGCAGAGTAAGTGGAGGCAGTACCACCCCAAAAACCTGCGCCCCAACCTGTACCTGAAACAACCGTTCCTAAACCTGTATTAATTTGATATTGAGCCAATACAGAAGAACCACCTCCTGCGGTAGAGCCAGATGATGCACTCCCTGTTGTAGTTATGACATAAGAGTTTGCATCTATGACTTGTGTAATTTGATGTTCTTTATTTATTTGTGCGGCAGTTATTCCATCAACAGCAGTTGCTCCACTGTAAGTAACATAATCATTTACAACTGCTCCATGACTTGCGTGTGTAACAGTTAAAGTGCTTGTCCCTGAACTACCAGTATAAAATGGATTAGTTCCTAAAGTAACAGTAGATCGAATAGGAGTAATATCATTATAACCTCCTCCTTCTTCAATATAAAATTTTGCCTCGGTTCCTAAACCCATAAATTTAGAACCATCTAAAGCTGCCCAAACATGTAACGACCTGCCAGTGCCATCGTAGTTATTACTACTTAATCGAGACCATCCTCCCATTTTTTCAGGGCGACCTTTTCTAAATCGTATTAAATTAGAATTAAACCAACCAAATTCATTGGCATAAGATGTAGTTTCTCTATTAACTCCTGCTTTAAAAGGTATTTTTTTTAAAGGCACAACTAACCACTCTTTCTCGGTCTGCCTCTTTTTTTC